CTCAGGCGGCAACTCAAATTACGTAGTATATGGCTCTTAGGGTTTTAAATTTCGAAGCACATAAAGTGCCTACCTTCAAAGAGGCGAGGGGCAAGGAGTGGGTTCTATTCGGAGACGAAGGCGAGTACAAGAACCGATACCCTGAGTACCTTTTAAACCTGTACAGAAGAAGCGCGAAGAATCACGCCATTATCAACTCCAAGAAAGACTACGTAGTCGGTCAGGGTTGGGCTGTTAACGCTGAAGGGTTGGACACTATGGGACTTGCGAGATTACAGCAGTTCATCGAAGAGCCGAACCAATACGAGTCTTTGAATGACATCTTGGAGAAGGTAGCACTTGATTACGAACTATACAACGGTTTCGCATTAGAGATAGTCTACAACCAGCTTAACGACAAGATTGCAGCTATCTATCACGCTGATTTTGCACGTTATCGGTCAAACGAGGATGGCACGAAATACTATTACTCCGAAGATTGGAAGAAGCATAACCCAGTTGTTGAGGAAATAGATGCTTTCAATTGGAAAGAACCAAGCGGTAAACAGCTACTTTACGTCAAAGGATACTCTCCTGACTGCAAGTACTACCCTCTTCCTACATATCTTGGGTCAACGGGTTACATCGAGTTGGATGTAGAGATTGCCAACTTCCACCTCAACGCGGTTAAGAACAACTTTGTAGGCGGTACGATTATATCGTTTTTCAATGGAGAACCGACCCTTGAGGAGCAAGAAGAAATTAGCCGACAAATTAAGGACAAGTTCACAGGAACGGACAACGCCAACTCTATCGTTCTGAACTTCGCCGATTCAAGGGATAGAGGAGTAGATATCCAACAGCTTAATGGCAACGACTTCGACAAGCGTTTCGACATCTTAAACAAGACCGTACAAAGGGAAATATACGCTGGGCATTCGGTAACTGACCCGGCACTCTTCGGAATCAAGGAGGATGGAATCTTCACGAGCAGAAACCAACTGGTTGACAGCTTTGAGTTGTTCCAAAACACCTACGTAAACGGAAGGCAGCAGTTCATCGAGAGGGTATTTAATGACCTTGCCGCAATTCAAGGGTTATCAAATAGGTTATTTATCCAAGACACAGAGCCGATTAGCGTACAATTCTCAGAGTCTACGGTTACTTCGGTAATGACAGAGGCGGAAATCCGTGAGAAAGTAGGGCTGCAAGTTGTTCAAACTGAGGAAGATTCTACGGTTGACAGCAAGACCAAAGATGCACAAGCTGCACTGAAAGGCTCTGTCGGTGGTGTTAGCGGTATCATTACGTTACTTCAGCAAGTTAAGGAGGGTCTTATCGCTGAAAACTCCGCTATCGCTGTACTTGTTGAGTTGTACGGCTTCAGTCCTGAGATTGCAAGGTCTACAATTACGGGCGAAGTTATCCCTGAGAACGTGGCGGCAGAGATGCGAGCGGTCTTTGAGAAGCAAGACGAGGATGCTATCCTTATTGAGTACTTCAAGAACTGCGGCTCGAATGACTACGAACCAGTCGGAAATGGCAAGGCGTTAAACTTTGAAAGCGAAACCTCCGCAAGATTACACGAGGAACTCAATAGAAAGTATTGGTTCGCTGAGATAGACCCGTTAGACACGGCTATTCTGAACATCCTTAAAGAGAATCCAGCTACTCCATTCCTTGCGATTGCCGAGCAGCTACAACTATCCATTGAAAGGGTAATGGCTGGACTTCAAAGACTGAACGAAGCCAACGCTATCAAGATAGCCATCGACAACGTACTGGACTCAACACAACGAGCGGTTGAGGTAACAAAGGAAGGCGAGCGGTTGCTTGAGCAGATACCACCAGTAGAGGAGGAGTTCGTTATTCGTTACGTGTATGCAAAAAGACCGGGTGTTGCTGGAGATGCTATCATTCCAACCACACGAGAATTTTGTAGGAAACTGATAGAATTGGTTGACAAGGAAAACAGAACTTGGACATTAACCGAGATTCAAGATATAGGCGTATCGGCTAACCGTAACGTATGGATGAGGGGCGGTGGCTTTTGGGGCAAATCTTACCATTGCCGACACTACTGGGAGCAGAAACTAATGAAGGTTAAGAAGTAATGGCTAACGTTCTCTTTATATCGGAAACATTCTTGAAGGACAACACGCTCCTTCATGAGAATATCGACTTCAAGTACTTGCGACCTGTGGTTTTGATGTGTCAGGACATCCACATCCAGCACAAAATTGGTACTACTTTGTACAACGAACTCAAGACACAGATAACGAACTCAACTTTGACGGCTGCGAACCTTACACTGTTGGAGGATTACATCCAGCCTTCTTTACTTTATTGGGTTCAAGCCGAAGCACCTACCGCGATTAGTTACAAGTTTCTAAACAAAGGACTACACCAGCAGAGTTCGGAGAATAGTTCAAACGCTTCTTTGGACGAAATCAACTTTATTTCCAAGCGGTACAAGGATAAGGCAGAGTGGTATACCGAGAGGCTCGTTACCTTCTTGTTAGAGAATGAATCCAATTACCCAGCTTACGCTAACCCTGACGATGGTCTTGATATAATCCAGCCTGACACTCGAACCTACACGACTGGAATGTTCTTAGGGCGTAGACCGAAGTTCATATCACTTGAAGATAAATATGAGTACAAACGCAAGTAGACGAAATCAAGCGAAGCTAAAAGCATATGTACACGCTCAACGAAATACTAACCATAATCGAAACTCAGGCGAACGCTCACCTTCAAGTGAAGCAGTACGGTCAGGGGGACGTGTGGGAAATCAACCCAAAGGAACTTGACTACCTTGTTCTGTGGGCAATTGAGGAGAGCGTTGTTCTAAACGAGCGGACATTGACCTACAACATCCGACTTTTAGCAATGGACAGAGTTCTTCCGGGCGAAGAGAACGAGCAAGAAGTGATGAGCGACACTATCCAAGTGCTACTTGATTTCGTGGCATACTTTCGACAGTTGCACACGACAGATTTAAGCATCCAACCGAGCGTAACACTTGAGCCATTTACCGAACGATTTGATGACAAGGTAAGCGGACATTCTTGCGTGCTTTCAATTACCCAACCATACGACTACAACAAGTGCCAAATACCAAACTAAAATGACTGAATCACAGAAACTAATCGGAACACGCGGCTGCAAACTCCTAACGGGAATTGGAGCATTAACTGGCTTAAAAGGCTACGCATTCATCGCTCAAGAGGACACCGTATTAACAACCTTCGAAGTGGATGGAGTTGATGCCCTTGCCGCATTTGGACTTTCGGGTGCAACCTTGAAGGCTGGGGCGTATATCGTTGTCCCATCGGGCGACGCCATTACAGCCATCACAATGTCAAGCGGTAGCGTTGTAATCTATAACCAATGATAGGCGTTAGCCAAATATCTGTTGCTGCATATCGCGGAGGTGGTGGCGGAGTACCTGTTAATCCTGACCTCATATCAACGTGGGATACAACTCAGGCGGGTAGCGCATCTGATACAGTTGTTCTTCCATTGCTGTCGGGCGGCACCTACTCAGGCACTATTAATTGGGGGGATGGGTCAACTTCAGCATTAAGCTATGCCAACCGAACCCATGTCTATGCTTCGGGCGGGGTCAAAACGATAACCATATCGGGAACCATCGGTGGATGGCAGTTCAATAATGCGGGTGATAGGAACAAGATCCTCAATGTCAGTAATTGGGGGACATTGGACATAACCACTTCAAGTGCCTTTTGGGGATGCTCAAACCTTGATGTAAGTGCCACAGATGCACCTATAATAACAACTACGAATCTTCGAAAGACTTTTGCAAACTGCACATCGATGACGAATCCGAACCTAAACAACTGGGATGTTAGCGGTGTGCTGCTTTTCGGAGGCAACAACCAAGGGATGTTCAGAGGAGCATCGAATGCAGACCCAAGCGTGTCACAATGGGATGTGTCCAACGGAACATCTTTCAGGGATATGTTTTGGTTCACCTCCTTTAACGGGGATGTGTCAGCGTGGGACATCTCAAGCGCAGGTGCAGATGCGCTTTTAGCAATGTTCGGTTTCAGTCCTTTTAATGGTGAGATATACCTGTGGAATCTTCCTCCTGCGGTAACGTTCCTTGGGTCTAACACGCAGGGTATATTCTACTCAAACGCAGCATTTAATCAGCCGATTGGGGTTTGGGACACTTCCAACATAATCAACATGAGGCATACGTTCAGATTCGCCTCGGCTTTTGATCAGGACATAAGTAATTGGCAAGTGTCTCAGGTAACGGATCTGTTAGGTTTTATGGACGGAGTAACCTTGTCTACTGCTAATTACGATGCGCTATTGATAGCGTGGGATGCTCAAGGTGCGATGTCATATTCTGGTACGGTATCATTTGGAAGCAGCAAATACACTGCGGGCGGAGCAGCAGAAACCGCAAGAACAAGCCTTATAAGTAAATGGGGAGCAATAATAGATGGAGGAGCGGCATAAATAAAACAAGATGAACGAGATAAGATTTCCTGAAGTTAGAACCTACTACATCTGTTTCGATAACGAACGGACAGAAGTCAAATCATACGGTTGGGTAGACCCTAACCAAGTGTTTGAAACGATTTGGATTTTTGATGAATTTACCGATGAAGAGCAATGGATAGCCGAACTGCTGGTTTGGGGCATCATACCCGACATTGACGAACAAGG